CAAGGAGGTTCTGGTTTTCTTATGATTAGATATCTGAAATAATATTAAATAAATAAAGGAAAAGATCTAAGATGTCAAGAGTAAGAGCTGATAAATACACCAATTCTGCAGCAAATGGCGCGCCAGAGTTTACTCATGGTGTAAGGGTTACTGGTGTTATCACAGCAACATCATTCTCTGGTGATGGCATCCAAGTTGGTATTGTTACAGCAACTACAACAGTCAACTCAAATCAATATGAAGGTTTCTTATGGGTTGATTCTTCATTGTTCACATAAATAACTAAAAATCCAGTGATATGTCAAAGATACAAGTTGACCAGATTGTAAATAAGGAAGACACTGGATCTCCAATCTTCCCTAAGGGCGCTGTTGTGACTGGTGTTATTACTGCTACTTCTTTTAGTGGTGATGGTTCTGGATTATCTGGAGTTTCTGCTGGCATAAGTTCTGCTAAAGCATACACATTTAATCAACTGTTCTCATAAATAACTAAAAAGAAGTCATGGCACTAAATAGGACAAAATTAACTGATGTTGTCAGGGTTGCTAGTGGATCTACTGTGGGGATTGCAACTGTCAGTAGTAACAAAAAGGTATTTGTTAAATCCATCTTAGCATTTAACAACGCTGGCACTGCTAGCACTGCTCAGGTTTATTTTGTCCCCAATGGTGGTTCAGCAGGGGAAAGCACAAGGATATTCAATATTACTCTCACTGCAAGTGAAAGTACAATTTTAGAACCTTCATATCCATTTGTCCTAGAGTCAACAGGTGATGAGATTAAAGTTGGTGCAATGGGCTCAGCAATAAACTTCATTGTCACTGGGGATAGGGAGGTCTGAATGCCTTTTAAGTCATCTAAGTCATCAAGTGAATCTAATCTTCTCAATATTTCAAAGACATCAGAATTAGGAAATACTCTCTCCTCAGGAGGGGGAGGAAGTTCTCCTTCTCCCCCTGGTGGCCCCACAGGAATAGTGGCAACAGGTGGAGTAATATCTGACTATTCAGATGCTGATAGCCCAGGAACAAAATATAGAGCACATTTTTTTAGTTCATCAGGAACTTTAAATGTAACCTCTATTGGCAATTATGGAAATACTGTTGAGTATGTTGTAATTGCTGGTGGTGGTGGCGGCGGTGGATACAACGCCGCCAGTTACCAGGCAGGTGTACAAGGAAGTTCTTCTGAGTTTGATGTTGGTGGACCTAACCCAATATCAACAACTGGTGGTGGTGGCGGTGGAGATTATGGCAAAAATGATCCCACTCGTTCAGGCGGTTCTGGTGGTGGTGGATGCGGTCAACCTCCAACTACCCCCCAAGCAGGAGGCAATGGTACTACTAATCAAGGATATGCTGGTGGTCACGGATACTATAATCCATCTCCAAATTCTTGCTGGAGAGGTGGCGGCGGCGGTGGAGCTGGTGGTCTTGGATATGATGGTGGACCTATTAGCCAAATTGGAACAGAGAGTGGAACTGGAAGTATGGGTGGTGCTGGGGTATACACAAAAGCACTTACTGGATCAAAATTAGGATTTGCTGGTGGTGGTCCTGGTGGAGGTAGAGTTGCTCGTGAAGGAATGGGTTATATAAATTATGGACCAGATGGACCCTATGGAACTGGATCAGGTGGAGCAGGTGTTAGGGGAATGGATGGAGTTGAAAACACTGGTGCTGGTGGAGCAGGTGGTTCTGCTGGTGGTGCTGGTGCTGGTGGTGGTGGTGCTGGTGGATATAGATCTAGTATCACTGGAGAGTCATCTGGTGGTGGTGGATCAGCGGAATCTGCTTTTACTGTATCAGCTGGATTGAATTACACTGTTACAGTTGGTGGTGGTGGTGTTGGTAGTGGAGATGGTAAAAACTTCCCACAAGGTGGTGGAGGTAACGGTGCAAAGGGATCTGTAATTGTAAGATATCAAATTGATAATGCCATATCAGACATACCAAGTACAAGTGCAAGTGGAGGTTATAAGTACACTTGGGTAGCTCCTGGATCATCTTCTGTAGGGGATGGATCAGGGTCAGTTACAGTTCATGTCTTTACAACTTCTGGTACATTTTCTACAGGACCAGATTTCAGTCTAAAAGCCGTTGAATATTTTGTAGTTGCTGGTGGTGGCGGTGGTGGAGTTGGAGGCTTACATGAAGGTGGTGGAGGCGGTGGTGCTGGTGGTGTTCTCACAGGAACCACAACTGTATCAAGTAATCAATCACTTTCTGTTACTGTTGGATCTGGTGGAACAAGAGCACTGGTCAGTGGAACTCATGCAACTAATGGTGGTAATTCTACTTTTGCTGCTCCTACAGGAACTATCACTGCCTATGGTGGAGGAAAAGGTTGTAATGGACAAACAATATCACCCCCTGCTAATGATCCTGCTTTTTCTGGAGGTTCAGGTGGTGGAAGAGGAGCGATTGATAATACGGTCATTGGATATGGATTAAATCCTGGCACACCTTCTCCTGTTATTACCTCAGACTTCCCTGGAGAGTCACATCCATATGGATCCGTTCAAGGATACATTGGTGGTGCTTATGTTGGTGCTCCTGCCTATCAAGGTGGTGGAGGAGGAGGTGCTGGTGGAGCTGGCCAAGATGGTGGTTCTTCTGGGGGTACAGATGGCGCTGGTGGAATTGGAGTTAGGTCTCCTGTAACATTCCACAATCCTGTACAACCAGCTTTTGGAAAAGGATATGATGGACCTGACGGTAGTGGTGGTGTTCAATCAGGTTATTGGTTTGCTGGTGGTGGAGGAGGTGGTGCTTATAATGTTCCAGTAGACTATACAGCAAAGGGTGGTGGAGCTGGCAATAGTCAGTTTCCATTTGCTGGTGGAGGAAATGGTGGTTCTAATACAGGAAGTGCTATATTATATACCGTTGGTGGTCTTTCAGAAGGCGCAATGTTTAGTGGTGGCGGTGGTGGAGGAGCTGCATCTGCAATTGACTCAGGATCAGGTGGTCCTGGAATTGTAATGATTGCTTATATGAACGAATAAATAACTAAAAAGAAACTAAGATGTCACAGTTATACGTTGACAATATTAAGAACAGGACAGGAGGATCTCTTGGTCTCCCCTCTGGAGTTAATGTAACTGGGGTTAGCACTTTTTCTGGCAATGTAACTATTGGTGGCACTTTAACCTATGAGGATGTGACCAACATTGATTCTGTTGGTCTTATCACTGCTCGTTCTGGTATAAATGTTACTAGTGGAGGTGCTAATATTGTTGGTGTTGTCACTGCAACTACAATAGAAGCAACTACATACATTGGTGTTCCAGAGGGAACCAATGTTCTGAAAGCAATGCTCTTTTCCTAAATAACTAAAAAGAAATAAAATGGCTCTTGCACAAACTACTTTAGGTAACATAACACACATCTCTTCTGGAGCTGCTGCTACTGTATATGTCGTTAGTAGTGCAAAGACAACATATATTAAATCATTCTTAGTTCATAGTCTGAATGAAAGTGCTGTTCAGAATGCAGAAATATACGTAGTTCCTAATAATGGTGGAGCAGTTGGAACAGCATCATCAGTCAATAGGATTGCAATGTTAGGTATTGGAACTGCTGATACATACTTCTTTGAATGTGCATATCCCATTACACTTGTTTCTAATAATGATACCATTCAAGTTAAAAATACTTTAGGATCTGATGCAATCAATATAATTGTTCTTGGTGATAGAGAGGCTTGATTTATGTCTGGAAAAAGTGCTAGATCTAACAATAGAGGGGACTTATTCTCAAATTTTGTAAGTGGAAAAGATAGACAATTTCGTACGTCAGAGAGCGCTTTTAGGGGAAGGGATTCAGTTAATGCAACTGGTGGTAATCATATATACACACCAGGAAATGGATATAAGTATCATATTTTTACAAGTCCTGGAAACTTTGTAGTGTCAGATAACCCAGGAGCTGCATGTGGTTACGTCATTGTTGCAGGTGGCGGTGCTGGAGGTAGTAATTCTGGTTCTAACTTAGGCGGTGGTGGTGGTGGCGCTGGTGGATACCTTGAGGGATCCATTATACTACCCTCAGGCACTTATCCAATAGATATTGGTTCTGGAGGTCCTTCAGCAGGAACCCAAGGACAAAATACCACAGCATTAGGAAAAACTTCTTGGGGAGGTGGTAAAGGAAATGCTAGTTCAAATGGTTCCCCAGGTGGCAGTGGTGGTGGTGGTGCATTTAACTCAAATGGTGGTGTTGGTTTAGGCACTTATACCCCATCTGCAATTATAGCATCAGATTTTCCTGGTGAGTCTTATCCATATGCATTCACACAAGGATATCCTGGAGGACCTGGATCTACAGGTCCTGGAGGATATGTACCTGGAGCTGGTGGTGGTGGTGCTGGTGCTGCTGGCAAAGAATCTTACCCAAGCCCCCTGGCGCCAGGTGAAGGTTCTGGGGGTGGTGATGGAAGAGCAGCATTCAATGGAGATACTGGTATTCCACCAAGTTTTGGTACAGCTGGCCCCTCTGCTGGTAGATGGTTTGCTGGTGGTGGAGGAGGTGGATGCCCAACTAATGCCCCCAGTACTAAAGGTTTAGGTGGTGCTGGTGGTGGTGGTAATGGTTCTAGATCAAGTGCTGCTGTAGCTGGAGGAACAAATACTGGAGGAGGTGGTGGAGCTGGAGCATATTCTGGTGGTGGAACAAGTGGTGCAGCAGGTGGTCCTGGTATTGTCATCATAAGATATTCATTAACACCATAATTGACAATTAACAAACCGTCCACTTGACCCTGCAGGTTATCCTGTGGGGTCTTATAGTATGTGGAGACACACAGAGAGGATGACCACAGCACAGAAATTACTTTTCATTGCATCTTTTATATGGATGATGCAGTGGGGCACACGTGTAACATCGCTTGGCATCAATGCATTGTATAACTATTGAACCAGAAGAGTCTATAAGGCACTGTGGGAGCATTATTGACTGGTTTCTTATGGAGTATCTGTCAAACTATGGAATAGACCTTACAGTGGAGCATATGGATCTCTCTGATGAGGGTGTAACTGGTTGGTGTATGAAGATTGGAGTTAATGATTATGTCATCCAAATACATAACCAACTTGAGGGTGAAGAATACACTTCCACTATTCTACATGAATTATATCATGTGTATCAACATTTGAAAAAACTCCCTCAGTGTGAGATCTGTGCTTACAAAGCAGAACAGATGCTACTTGACAAGTATGATGAACCTTGATAGACTAGGTTTGTCCAGGATGAAAGGTAATTACGACTCTTTAAGATTATGAAGACTAAATTTGTCACTGTAAAACCCAAGACAAACAGAGCACAGAACAAATTTGCTAATTGTATGGATCTTCTACATTCTTGTAGAGTAGAGCAGGAAGATGCTGAAAAGATGTTCCTTGCCTCTATTTCTGGTAGATACTTCTTCTGGATGGATAAAGAAAATGATGAGGATTGGTCTATCATCAAATGAATTAAATACTATTAGTTGAAGGGAGTAACTGATGACCTACCAAGGAAATCCTTCTAAAAAGGAAATTGAATCTATGGAAAAGGCAACTGAAGATGCTGGGATAGTTGCTATCCACCCTGACAAACTTGAAGAATTTGCTGCTCACCTTGTTAACAAATTGAAAAATGGAACTACCACATGATGTTGAACCTCAAGATGTTGATGAATACATCAAACATTGTGAAGAGGAGGCAAAACGTTTAGACATTGACATAGTGTATTACATGGAAGAGTTTTGCTTATGACTGAAAGAGAAAGACTCATCATTGCTTTATATCAAATAGAAAATGTAACTGCTCTATTAGAAAATAATGAGTGGAAGAATTATCTTTATAATTATCTTTCACCCATTCAATATGAATTGGAGAGACAGTTGACTAACCTATCAGGATCTGATAGAATCAAAGAGTAATCAAAGGAGTCAATGAAGTATCTCTATCTTGTGGACCATTTCTGTCCATTCCCTCAATCAGAATATGGTGGTGTATGGAATGTGGTAGCAGAAAATGATGAACAATGTTTTGATGTAGTGGTCAGTGAAGATGATGATCTAAATATTGGTTGTTATGGTAAATTGAGAGAAAACATCAGTAAGGCACCTAAATTTGCTCTTGCTGATGAAGAAAGTAGTAGAGTAGTATTGTCCTTTATTACCTAAAGAGATGTCTAAAGCAACTGACCCCAAGGATCCACTGTATGATCCTAATGATAAGTACCTTGAGTATAAGGTAGACCTTCACACTAATGAAGAACATTCACCTGATGAATGGGATCCTGCAACAGAAGGTAAACTTTCTGACCCAGCAGAGAGGCATCGTGATAAACTTCTAGATGAATTCTGTGATAACCATCCAGGTTCACCTATGTGTAAGGTATTTGACGAATGACTGACAAACAGAAAGCAGCACTGGGACTAATGATTGAGAGTGTTCTTAAACCAGACTCCAAACTTCGTGGATGCGCATACAACCAAGACTGCTATGATGAGTTGATGGAATGGCGTAGTAAGATGTTGGAGATGCTTTATGACTACAAAAAGCAAAAAGTTTGAAGACATATGGTGGGAGATGGAGAGACTTGAACCTCTAACCCCACCACAAAAACATTGTAATGAATCTGATGAAGTTCCCACACAAAGCACCAAAAGGGTATGAGTATTGGAGTGATGATTACTCCAAGACGATTAAGAGGATTTGGATACGCAATCTAGGAACATTCACATACACAGAGGAACAACCTAGTGCAGTGTGGGGTTTCTTCAATAGAAAAACTGGTGACTTTATTGCACCTATCAATTGTAAGAAACCTGGTAAGGTAGTAGATATCAATCGCACCTCACCATATACAGCAATGCCTCTCCAGTTGACACCATTAGAAGCAGCATTCCAATGAATTATATTCCCAAAGTCAATGATTATGTCAAGTGGACTAACTCTCTTGGTCAGGTAACAGAGGGGTGGGTATATTTTGCTTGTGATTTATCAATTAGTATTGAAGTTGGTGTAAAGGATAAACCAAAGTGCATGTACACAAAGGAAGAAAAGCACAAAAAGATTCATATCTTAGTTGTATGTCCCAATTTCTTGTGGCATGAGTTAGAATACATCAAATGCAGGAAATCACACTATGATGATGAACCTGCTGACACGTACAAATCACAACCATATAGAAACTCTGACCCATGACACAGTGCATTGATCCTAGTGATGATAGATATTTCACAGTAACATCAAACAAACCATATGATAGACATCATTACACTATGGTGTTCTCAAATGGTCAGTCAGAAGATTATAAAACCTGGGAAGAAGTGCAGGTAAGATGGTTTGAAACACCAGGTCAGTTTGCATCACATATTGAGGTACTTGACAAGAAGAAAGGATTTTGATATAATACAAAAAAAGAAATGACTATGAAAAAACTTGGTATCATTGCATCAACCCTGCTAGCATTGTGTATGCCTTCAAGTGCATTGGCAGGAGGTGATGTTGGCAGTAAAGTCAAAGGATGGAAAACATATGACTCAATGGGTTGTATGATGTTGCGTGAATGCACTGATGGTGTAAAACCAGTGGTTTCTCTGATGGATGTATCCAAGGAGTATGATAACTGGGAAGAGTTTACTATTATTTCTGCTGAATTTAATAGTATGGTTAACTCACTCAATCAAGTGGGTGTAGGTGTCTATCTTGCTGATTCAAAGTATTTCCCTGTTGGGCATCGTGGTGTATATCACACTGTGAGTAATAATTTCTTCCTTAATAGAAAATATATGGGTGAACCTGGTGTTCTGATGTCTGTAATGCGTCACGAGGGATGGCACGCAGCACAGGATTGTATGGCAGGCACTATCAATAATAGTCTAGTTGCTATTATTAAACCAGAAGAAGATGTTCCACCACTGTGGCGTGGATTAGCAGAGAGAACTTATCCATCTGCTGCTGTACCTTGGGAAGCAGAAGCAGGATGGGCTGGTAGAACAGAAGGGATGACTCGTGATGCTCTGGCAGCATGTGCTAATGGTAAGATGTGGGAACAATATGAACCAACACCAAAGACTAGGGAATGGTTGCAACTTAATGGTTATCTTGACTAAATTTGCCAATGTGGAGACTCTGGGCACTTGCTCTTGGTAGAAAAGAGGGCAGAAATAAAAGAGATGCTGATAGGATTGCTATCATTCGCACTCTTATAATGATTCAATTGATTATCACCAATATGTTCATTATATCAGGGAATGTTAAAAATCTATTCTTTGACACTAAATATAGTGATTGTCCAGTTAAAATAGTGTCCACCACACCTTGACTGTGAACACTAGATGCTCTATTATGTTAATGTAACAACAGGAGTGTTCCAATGTCTTTCACTGCGTATCCTCAAAAAGCAAAGTATCGTGTGACTCTTGAGATTGACGTGTTGGATGACTTCAATCCACACAACATTGATTGGGAAAGAATCCTTGATGTTCAAGGTAATGAAAGTATCACAGCATATGTTGAGGACTTGAGCACTCCTGATCGCTGGTGATATTAGTCAATCCTGGTGGATAATAAATACTATTACGATTTAGTATTCACTATGGCGTATCATATTACCAGACCTGAAGCACTTGATCCCTCCAAAGTAGTCTATTACACTGGAGGGAGTAAGTGGACTGATGATCAGTCACAGAAGAAATCTTTTTCTACCAAAGCAGCAGCAACTGCTCTTCTTACCAACACTGATGGTAAAAATGGTGGATTTAAGAATGCTAGTGTGGTGAAGTCATGAGATCATTCAAAGATTTTATCACTGAAGCAAATTATGATCCTGAGATTCAGGGGAGATCTCAGATCAAACAGACTGGTGAAGGTGGACGTAAGGAACCCAAGAGAGATACTGCATCAAGAAGACGTCCAGGTGTGAAACCTAGAGTCAAAGCAATAGGTGGTGGTCAATCTGCACCTGTGGGTGAATATAAAACTAGAAAGGATGTAGGTAAAACTCAAGCAAGAAGTGAAAGAGAGCAGCAACCTACAAAAGAACGTGGTTCTGCTGAAGTTAAACAGTCATATGCTGATAAGGTAAAAGCAGAGAGAAGAGCAGCAGCAAAGGCACGTGCTGCTGCTAAGAAAAGTGGTGGTGAGGTTAAGAAAGCATCCACATCTTCTAAAGATGCTGAGAAAACAGCATCTAAACTTCTGAAGAAGAAATCAGAGAAGAAAGTTGATCCTGGTTACAAACCACGTGAGGCATCAGGATATACTAGAAAGGAGAGAATGAAGATTACCAGAGCAGGTGAACGTGAATTGAAGAAGGACTTCAAGCAACAGGAAGTAGATAAGTATAAGAAAGCAACTGGACAGAACCCTGATAGAAAGGGTATGACCAAGATTCTAGGTAGAGTTAATCAGAGGATGAAATGAAATCATTTAGCAACTTTATCCAAGAAGCACGAACTGCTGATGAAATTTCAGCAGAGGCAAGAGAACAGCAAAGAGAGAGAAGTGCTGATGCTAGAAAGAGATTGCGTGCTAAAAGAGATGCAATCAAAGCAAATACTGACACTAGATTAGGTGGTGCCTCACATAATGAGGAGACTATTTTAGAATATGGTGGTCAAGCAATTACTAACACCACACAGGGTGGAGGTTCTGGCACTAGAGATGATATGAATACAAAACCTGCACAACCTTCCCTATTGAAGAGGATTCAAGGTAAAAGAGATGCTAAGAAAGCAACAAACAATGTTGCTAAGCAAGCAGGACAATCTGTTAAGAATGCAACAGATAACACAGCAGGCACAGGTTCACAAAGAAAAGCACAACCTTATAGTCAGGCAAACAAAACTGCCTCTGCCAAACCTGAAAAGGGTGGTGCAATCACTAAAACTGCTGAAAAGAAACCTGCAACAGTTGTTAAGAAACCAATTGCACAGGTTAAAGTTCATTCAGGTAGACCACAAATAGGTTCAGCACAAAGACCTGATCTTGCTGGTGCTAAACCAAGACCAATGATTGCTGCTGCTCCACAACAGAAACAGTTGCCTTCTGGTAATACACAAAGAAAAGCATTACCTGCAGCAAATAGTTAAAGTTAGTTACCTCTAAAGGTCCACATCTATACACGCCACTGATTATGAATAAGTTTTTGACATCTGCTCTAGCAAGTCTTTCTTTGCTAGCACCAAATCATGCACTAGCTCAAAATACCTTTGATGATCATTTAGAATTATTTGAAACACTCAAATCTGTTGGTGTTGTAGTAAACATCAATCACAAATTGTATTGTGTTGATACTTCTATTGATGGTTTCTACCACAAAGAAGTACCTTTGCTTGTAATTTGCCAGGATAATGCTCAAGCAGGAGGTCCACAAGTAGATTGGACTCCTAATGACTTAGACACTTTGCGCCATGAGGCACATCATGTGGTGCAAGATTGTGCTTCAGGTATAATGGGTGATGGAAAATTTGATTTGTTGTTTAGTGAAGAAGATGATTTTGTTGAATTTGTAGCAAAATCTTCCTTCACAGTAGAACAACTCAAAGCATTGGTGGGCAATCTTGCAGCAGATGGATTGACTGGTAAGGATATATTGATTGAAGTTGAAGCGTATATTGTAGCAGAAGATATTCATGCCTCTGTTATTAGTGATAAGGTCAAAGATTTCTGCAATTAAAGTTAGTAACCTCTAAATGTCCTCTATAATGTAACCACTGACTGATTATGAATCTCACACAGGACAAAACAGAGTTTTTAGTTGATTGTCTTCTAGAAACTCTCAACAATAGGGAGAAAGTTAATGCCCTTGAATCAAGTAGAAGTGTTTACACTAACTTTGAGTTTGAGGTAGGCAGAAAGTATATCAAAGTCTGGTCTTATCTTGTCTCTGATGGTGAGAAAGTAAGGGGTCGCAGTTGTTATATGTTTGTTGATAAAAATACTGGTGCTTGCTATAAACCAGCATCATACAAAGCACCTGCTGTGGGTATTAGATTCTGGATCAATCAACTAGCAGATAATCCTGAAATCTGTGATCCTTATGGTAGTTTTTTATATCTGAGATAAAGTTAGTAACCTCCAAAAGTCCACCATACTGTAAGCACACACACATCATGAACAACTCTTCTCAAATCCTTCGTGAACTCCAAGACCTCAAAAAGACCTGGAAGATTCAGAACTTCAACCTCACTCAAGCACAGCAGGAACGCTATGATGAATTGATGGGTCTTCGTCGTGCCTTCATTCAACATTGGAAAGAGACAGATCGTGTCTGGATTGGTCCCTCTAATGCAGGCAAGAACTTTGCTCAAGAAGAAGAAACTGCTGAGGTTTGATCATGACTTTTATTTGTAAAGGTGCCTGGATTGATTCAAAAGGTCGCAGGCACAATTTTGAAATTGAATCTGACAGAGCAGAGCGTAGTTTCATCACAGAACTTGTGGAAGCACGTTATCCTGCACATAAGGTTATTATCAACTCAGTCAGACAACCACCCTCTCCACATATCACCAACTTTCAAGGATACCAAGGACAACCTCACTAAATCATGGATTTTCGCATTGCTCAGTGTGTGCTTGGTGCTCAAGAACCCACTGAATTGGAGAAACCCTTTGTTGATCTCTTAAAGCAACATCTTGCTCTTGATAATAACAAATTGAGAGAAGATTTTGTATGCTCATTGTTGGGTTATACACCATCTTATGGTGGACAAGGTTACCCTGATGGATATAAACCTGATGGAACATGTGTAGACAATAAATCTGGTCCTCACATTGTATTTCCTGATGGAGGATTGACCATTGCCAAAAAGATTGACTGGGATGTTCTTGTGCATCAGTTCACAGATAATGGTGAATTGATCTATGTTGCAGAAGTTAAAGTCATTGACATCATTGACGAATTGGTGGAAAGTGCTATACTATTAAAAAGAAAAGGTTCTAGAGTTTCACCCATATGTCATCACACTTCATGGGTGCATAAACCATCTGCTAAGGTTCTGTATAAGAATCAAGAACTATTTGAAAGAAAGAAGAATGGTGGTTTCAGGAAGTTCTATAACTTACTCAACCAACTCCCTTCTAATTGAATATGAGGTGCTAGATTGGGAAGAATAATGTTAGTTACCTCTAAACGTCCACTATAATACAAGCACACTTTTGATGATCACTCTTCGTCCACACCAGCAGACTGCCCTTGATGCTATGCGTCAGTCTGCACTGGGTCAAATCATTGTCCCCACTGGTGGTGGTAAGACTCTGATTGCAATTATGGATGCTGTGAAGCGTTTTGAGGTCAATGTTCCTCGCAACATTGTTGTTGTCTGCCCTAGGATTCTCCTGATTGAGCAACTCTCTTCTGAGTATCTTGAGCATGTGACTAATGCTAATGTCCTCCATGTTCACAGTGGTGAGACAAAGCATTTCAGAACTACTAAGTCTGATCGCATCAAACTGTTTGTAGAGATGTGCAACACAGTGCGTGAGCATACTATTATCTTCACCACTTATCACTCTCTTCATCGTATTGTTGATGCAGATATTGCTGTTGATACAATCTACTTTGATGAGGCACACAACAGTGTTCAGCGTCACTTCTATCCCTCCACTGAGCACTTCAGTAAGAAGGCAGATCGCTGCTACTATTTCACTGCCACACGCAAGACTTCTGTCACCACTAATAAACCAGGCATGAACTGGGTTGATACTTATGGTCAGGTCATTGCACGTGTCTCTGCTCCCATACTTGTGGATGGTGGTTTTATTCTTCCTCCCAAGGTCAAGGTGATTGAGATGGACAAGTATCCTGTCAAGGCAGTCACTCCTTGTATGGATTCACGCAATGTCCTTGCATCTATTGATGAGATTGCAATCAAGAAAGTGTTGGTCTGTGTCAAGACTACCAAGCAACTTATCAATCTGTTCCAGACAGATTTTGCTGATCAGTTGTCTGAGCGTGGTTATTCTTACCTCTACATCACATCAAAGACTGGTGCAGTTGTTGATGGTAAGAAGGTCAACAGAGAGAAGTTCTTTGAGATCTTGAATACTTGGGGCAAGGATCCTGACAAGAAATTTGTTGTCCTGCACAGGTCAATCCTGTCTGAGGGTATCAACTGCTCTGAACTTGAAGGTGTTGTCTTCCTTAGAAATATGGATGCTATTGAGATGGCACAGACCATTGGTCGTGTGATCAGGGTAGGATCTGAGGCAAAGACTTATGGTTGCCTTTGTGTGCCTGTCTATTCAAATGTTGGTGTCTCCACTGAGAAGGCATTGCAGAGAGTTGTTGACATTGTATTTGAAAAAGGTGAGATGCTTGACAGTGTTGTCAAGCGCTGATATTATTAAACTGTAGTTGCTTCGTGCACAATCATGGAACTAAAAAACAACATTGTCCCTATTCCTAAAAAAGGAATCAGTCAAAAATTATTTAATGAGATTGTAGATCTTCTCCCAAGTCCTCCCCAAAGACCAGGATTTAAGTTCTCTCATTATGGAGTAGTATCTCTCTCACAAGTTAATACACAAGATAAGGCAAAAAATATTGCAAATAGTGTAAGAGTTCGTTTTGAAACTAAATCCAATGATGATGATACTTTAAGAATTAGTCTCGCAAAAGGTTTAGATATCACTAAATTTCCACCTACATTGTATCCTAATTTTAATGCAGGTGATGGTTTTAATAGAATCAGAGATTTAAGATCTCTTGGTTATGAACAATGGATTTTTGCATTTTATGTACCTAATGAACAATCAAGAAATGAATTTCAATCATCTAATGAAGATGCTCTTGAAGACTTTAGGATGTCATTAAATGCCAATGATGGCAAAAGACCATGTTCTCAAGATGAAATTTTAGAGCATGTTAGGAAGAGGATGACAGAAAAGTGGGATAAAACCAAGATTAAAAAGTTTATTCACTCACTTGATTTGAATCTAAGTGGGTCTAAAGTTGATGGGATTTCAAACACCATTGATAGAGAGAGGAAGAGAAAAGGAGTTGTTAAACCAATCTCAGCAGATGAGGCAGAGGAATTTATTCAAAAAAATAGTAAGGGTGCATTGTATTTTAACACAAAATCAGGTGCTAGTGTTGCAAGAACAGCAGTTTCAGTGGTAAAATCTTTAATTGCACCCAATTCTCCTGCTGTACCTGTTAAAGTTTGTACTTTTTCCACCAGTGCGTGCTCACATGAACAAATTGATGATCATCATGACAAAGCAGTTGAAGATCTTTATTCACTTGTTGATGAGTTGATTGAGTTTGGATTAAAAGCAGCATCAATGAAATGTCAAGGAATATCTCCTGTTGAAATTATTGGATCAGTCCCTCAAAAGATCATCAAAGATCAAAAAATGCCTACAAAAATTGTTCAATATGGGTCTAAAAAAACAACCAACTAATTCACACATTCTTAACCCTAACCCAGGACCATTATCCTTCACTGTAGGTGATTGGGATAATGGTGATTTATTCTATGCAGCAGTTCCTGTTGCTGGCAGCAAGACTAAACTTGCTATCGTGTATCAAGGCAACATCTTGAAAGTATGCAGAAATAGACAATCTGCCCTCAGTTTCATAGATAAGCACAAAAGCAGTAAGAAGAAATGAAGAAGAGAATTAAGCATCTAAGTGATCTCCAAAAGCATGTAGAATCACTGGTAAAAAAGCATGGAGGCACAGCACCTTGTGCTGCATGGGTTATTACTAGAGAGGATTTTGTGACAGTTGGCACCAATGAAAGAGACACATTAGTGAGTAAGGATGAGGCACAACAAATGATTGATGATATGCACCTTTTTGAATACAACTTCATTGATGACCATCTTAAGAGAATTATTCAAAATGAGAAGACAAATCGCAATCTATAATTGTTAGTAACCTCCAAATGTCCCCTATAGTGTAACCACCAAAAGATTATGACTCAGACCCATATTGAACACCCAGAAGATCTCATCCTCACAGGTGATCTTAATGTCTTCAATATCCTCTATGATGTTGCTTCTATTTCTATGAAGATGGATGGTATCTCATTAGTTTGGGGCACCAATCCTGCCAATGGTAAGTTCTTTGTCTGCACCAAAGCAGCATTCAACAAGCAGAAGATTCGTCTCTGCTATACACAGGAGGACATTGATATCCACTTTGGTCATCAACCAGACCTGGCAGACAAACTATCATTTTGTCTGACACATCTGCCTAGGACTGATAACATCTATTGGGGTGACTTCCTGGGTTATGGTGGTGCCAAAGTTCTCAAACCTAATACCATTTCTTATGTTTTCCCAGAGGAGATTGATGCCTTCCTAGTGATTGCACCTCACACACTTGTGCAACCATTTGATGGTCCTTTGTGTGATGCAGTTTGTGATCCTCTTGCTGAGGTATTTGATGACACAAATGCCATCAAGTGGGTACAACCCTCTGTGGATAGGTTGTATGCCCCTGCAACCCCTCCTAACATCAATGCAGATGCAATTCCCTTCCTGAGTAAGAAAGAGGCAGAGATTGCCAAAAAGTCTATCAACAATGTCATCAAGTCTGGTCAGGAGTTGACTGACTCTATCCTGACTGAGATCCTTGGTTCAGTGCAACTTGCTAATCTGTATCAGTTGGTGATTGAAATCAAGGATGATTTGATGGACAGTATGATTGTCACTGATGCACCTAGATCTTTTATCTTTGATGAGGTAGAAATTGATGGTGAGGGTTACATCTTCAGTTCAGAGGATTATGGCACAATCAAACTGGTTGATCGCCCTTGCTTTGCTTATGCTAACTTCACCAGTGGTAAGTTTCAATGATTAAAGACATTATGACATCACAAAGGGCAAAATCACTGCTTCTTTTGAGAGATGGATTCAAACAAGATTTTGCAATGAAAGTATTTGAATCTGAGAAATTCTTTGAACTATTGCAAGAATTGTCAATTGATTTTGTAGATGACAACATTCCTGTTATAGATGATGATGTAAGACATGATCTTGCATTTCTCCTCTGTGAATCAATCAAACTTGGTAATTACTGACAATTAAAGTTAGTAACCTCCAAATGTCCCCTATAGTGTAAGCACACACACCACAAATGCCTAACACTGATCTCCTCCTCAAATATGAACAGGGCATCATCAATGATGATGACTTTCTGACACTGTTCCAAGAAATCTTTGACACCAAAGCATATCAATGGTTGCAGGGTCATTATGGTCGCACCTGTGAGGCACTTTACAATGAGGGTCTTATCAAATGAGTTATCCTCTTGGCATTGATAACCCAATCATTGTAAAAGGTGTATGGGGTACACATAAGTGGGCATTGTATTGGAGAGATGACTTCACTAAGATTGCAACATTCTCCAATGAATTCAATGCCTATCAGGCAAGACAAACTATCCTTGAGAATTATGACCAAAGAACTTTTTGATCCAGTTCTTGACAATCTGCCTCAACCAGTTGATGGTATTAACCCACAACTTGAGTTATTAGCACAAAGGGAACAGTTGATGGAAGATATCATCAGCATTGTTGATGAGTATGATCTGAAGAAAGGGTTTGCTACTAAGGATGAATTAGCAGAATACCTATGTGATGCTGTCTGCAACAACTTTCCTGTGTAGATTGTTAGTAACCTCCAAATGTCCTCTATAGTGTAACCACACACTGCTTCAAATGCCTTTCACTTCTGAACTCACCTTTGCTGTTATGAATCCTGAATTTCAGGGTGCGTATCTTGCAACATGTGATAATGATATCTCCACTGCAAAACTGTTTGACAACAAGACAGAAATGTATGGTTGGATCAAAGAACAATTGGAAGTGAAAGGATATGATTTTGTGACCACAACTATCCTGTCACATGATGGCACTGTTGACCAAAGATTAAACACCAAGTATGCAATTTATAAACTTGATGTTGATAACTGCTATAAATTTGGTCCCATTGAACCAGTTATTTCCACAAACATCTGGGTTGAATATATGACTAAGTAATGATCCTGGGCATTGTAACATCTAATTGTGGTGGTTACATTGTTACATGTAAGACCCAATGTTGGGATAATTAAAGTTAGTAACCTCCAAAGGTCTGCTATAGTATGAACACCACTACACACCACAACATGAAGTTTGAAGATGGGTTCTATATGAACCAAACTGCACAGGACAATCCTGTTATGATGGCAGCATTAGAATCATACAAGAAACAACTTATTGCAGAAGCAGATTATAGAAACAAAGTAAGGTCTGGTGAGATACAACCAGCACCATGGGGTAGATATAACATTTCAGACAGAGATTGATAAGAATTAAAGTTAGTAACCACCAAATGTCCTCTATAGTATGAACACAACAATCGCAAACATCCTAGACACACTTCCTACATTCATTGTTGAAATGGATGCAGACTGGGAGATGGTAACAGATTATGTTATGTCCCAGATACAACCAACCATCCCAGAATGGGCAATGATTGATAAAGTTTTTGAAACCACAATTGCAGAACTATGAATATCTACAAAGAACAAATCCTTTCACAAGGTAAAGAACCAAGCAACAAAGTAGCAGATCTTGGTGAGTTTCCCAAAACAATCTATGGGAGAACTTATGATACTCAAGAGGAGTATCTTGCTGCTTTACATGATTTCCTCAATTCTAATTAACACCACATCATGAACATCAAAACAACTGAAATCTGCGATGGATTGATTACACTTTGTCTCACAGATGATGAAGGTAATGAGTATGTGTATTTGAATGATATTGAAGATGATACTATATCACCATTGAAGGATTACAGTCAGTTTGGTGTTAATGGACTGAGGTTGATAACTGAGAACAATGAATATGAGATTGAATTCAATTAAAGTTAGTAACCTCCAAATGTCCTCTATAGTGTAACCACACACTAACCACTTATGAGAAAGATTGAATCCCAAATGTGTCAAGCAATTCAAAACAATGAGTCTTGGCAATCTGGCAACACAGCAGTTCACACCCAACAAGATGGTGTGTCTACTGTATATCTGCATGGCAACAAGATTGCAGAAGTAGGCGATGATTATATGACTATCTTTGATGGTGGATGGCAAACTGTCACCACAAAGTCTAGACTCAATGCATTATGCACAGAGTTTTGTATTGCTGGTGAAGGTGTATTTCAAAAGAATTATGATTGGTTCATCAGTAAGTTTGACACCACAACTAATCAAATGACCAACATTCTGTTCACCAATGGTTTTGTATTCTCCTGATATGATGAAGATTATTCACTCTGTAATCAATGGTTGCACTTATACACTCTGGAAAGGATGTGTATTATTCTATCACCCACAATATGCTGATGGAACATTAGAAACTAAGTTCTATAAGTATGCAGAAGTGGAGTGGGATTTGCTAGATGATGATACATTAGCAGAAGCAGATAGATGTTATGATATTCTTAGATTACAAGCAAAAGCACAACAAGCACAAGCAGCATGACTAAACATCAAGTAGTTTCCATTGTAAGAAACACTGTCAAAGATTATTCTGATAAGGAAGGTGTTACTTTCACTAGAGATATGAAATGGGCAGTATTTCTCAACTGCTGTGATAATTTGTTATCAGAGCACAGGATTACAGCACAACAACATAAGTCCTGGACTCATCCTTTCTAGGATTAAAGTTAGTAACCTCCAAATGTCTCCTATAGTGTAAGGGTTCAGTCTTCTCACTCCCACTTCTCTCCTAGTATTGTTTCTGAGAGTTTGCTTCACTGAACCAACCACTAAACAACATTATGTCAACTTTCCAAACTACAACTAAAGACACAACTTACAATGGTTGGACTAACTATGAAACCTGGAATGTAAGTCTCTGGATTCAAAATGATGAGGGTCTATACAATCAAGCAAGACGTTGTTATTCATATCAAGACTTCATCAATCAATATACAATCAAAGGTGAAAAAACTCTTGATGGTGTACTCTTTGATGATGTTAATCTTAACCACACAGAGTTAGATGAAATGATTGAGGAGTTATGAAATTCTATTTCTTTTACATACTAATTGTTATCCTCACACCACCAATTCTTTTACATCACTTAGATCATCATTATGAGCAATCTATCCCCAGAACAACTCATTCAACTCAAGAAACAGTTTTGTACCCAAGTAACAGATAACATGGATTTAGATACTCTTATAGAGATAGTTACTGATAATCTTATAGATGCTTATCATACATTTTCAGAGGAAGAAATGAAGGAAGAGATTGTTAATTACTATTGTGATGATGAACAACCATATAATGACTTAGTGAATACAATCAATCCTTATACTGCATCTAATCCAGAAGCAGTTACTGATTATGGAGTAGGCAAATAAATCACCAAATCTATCACCTAAGAGAGGCACAGTTAGATACACAAACTATGTACTTAATTGCCTCTCTGGTTAATGCTTACAGACCACATGATGCAATCCCTACTAGAGAGGAATTAGGAGAACCACTAACACATAGCACTTGTAGTCCTTTCCAAGATTAACACCATGTATCGCACACTATCTGAACTCAAAGACCAAGTAAATTCACTGATTGAACAACAAGGAGAGAATGCAACTTGTGCTTCTTTCATCTATACTAAAGAGGATGTATTCTACTTCAATGATGTAGAGAATGATGAGGTTTATCTCCCAGTAGATGATGCTAACCAAGTGCTTAATGAGGTAGGAGATACTGATTACATTTACCAACAGATTGGTGAGTTGATTGATGATGAGGTTTCAAGAATTAGGAGGCAAAAAGAGGTATAAATACCCTGTTTTATGTTAAAATCAATTAAAAAAGGTTTAATTAAATGTATGTAAGTGTTTTGTTTAATGTACTCAGAAGCAACCAGTAAGCGTCTCTCAAGGTGCTCCTGGGTGTCTTTAATGCCCTTTTAATCCCTTAGAAAGGTCTCATCTTATAGTGATCTTAGGCAGCAGTCTATCATCAACTCTGAGAAATGTCAAGACCCTCAGTGACACTCCACCAACTGCACATTGTCCCTTGACAGTATCACAAATATACCCTATACTGTAAGAGTCAAAGAGATATAAACCCTTTAAGTATTACCTGTCCTGGGATGACACTAAAAGCACCACTATTACACACACAGTTTCACACTAACACCATGACCAAATCTGTTGCGATCTCCCTGTTGCGCCAAGGTAACACAGGCACTGAGATCCTTGAGATCCTTGACGCTCTCTCAGAGAACAGTAGTGATACCTCAGGGGCACAAGTCACCCAGGTTTCACCAACACTTTTGGAGATTCAATTCTGAGTCCTATGTAACACTTAGTGCCCCACAGTGGTTGACACATAGGGGGCACATGTGTTATACTGACAGTATCTCTGAGGGACAGTGATTTGGTCCCTTATGTTTTAGTATCCTGCCTGCCTAGCGTCCTAAGAACCTAAGGATGACCCCCCCCTACGAAAAAAGGTATACTTCCCTAACCTACAAAAGTATATTCCCCTGAGACCTATAGAAGTCTCTTTTTTTGTGCCTCAGAGGTGCCTCTATATAATTCAAAAGTTAAAACAAAGATATGAAAAAAATTGCCCCAGAAAAAATCCTCCCTGAAAAGGTTTTTCACATTTACCTAAAAGATCAGTGCCTGGTGCCCAATGTACCTGAAGACCAATTCAAGGAGAAGTGGACTGAACTGCAAGGGATGGTAGGGTTAATGAAGACTGAGTATGAGGAAGATGATCTTTCATATGAATTGGTAGAGAGAACCCCACCAAGTAATGAAGAAGAATCTTATTGACATCTCCTACATACTGAGATATAATTGAGTGGTAGTGAATTATCAATCATGGCAAAAGGATTTACTGTAAAGGCATCTAAACCCAAAAAGGAGAAACAACTTTGGGATTATGATGCCATTAAGGCGCGAATGAAAGGAAAGACTATTGTATTCTGTTTGCCTGGACGTGGGTGCAGTTATACATTCATGAAGAACTTTGTTCAACTGTGCTTTGACATGGTACAGAATGGAATGAGTATCCAGATCAGTCAGGATTATTCTTCTATGGTAAACTTTGCACGTTGTAAGTGTCTTGGTGCAAATGTATTGCGTGGACCTAATCAAGTACCTTGGGATGGCAATCTTCAATATGATTACCAGTTGTGGATTGACAGTGATATTGTATTCAGTACTGAGAAGTTCTGGCAACTGTGTGATATGGCAATTGGTGAAGATGGAACAGAGCGTGAGATTGTAGCAGGATGGTATTCTACTGAAGATGGTAGAACTACATCAGTAGCACACTGGTTGGATGAGGATGATTTCCGTAACAATGGTGGTGTTATGAATCATGAGATGGTAGATGGTATTACTAAGCGTAAGAAACCATTCACTGTTGATTACACTGGTTTTGGATGGGTCATGATTCAGAAGGGTGTCTTTGAAGACTTTGATGATGAAGGTAAGAAGAAGATGCCATATCCATGGTTTGCACCTAAGATGCAAGTCTTTGAATCTGGTGCAGTACAAGATATGTGTGGAGAGGATGTCTCATTCTGTTTAGATGCAATTGAGGCAGGATATGAGATCTGGTGTGATCCTAGGATCAGAGTAGGTCATGAAAAGACACGAGTTATTTGAGGTTGAGTTTACGAAACAGGAGGTATTATTATGGCAAAAGTAAAGAAGTCACTGCTGGGTTCAGTGTTTATTGAATCCCAACCCAAGAAGACACGACAAGGACAAGGGAAGCACACAAAGTATGCTGCATCTAGCAGTAATAATGCAAAGAAGCGTTATAGAGGTCAAGGAAGGGGATGACCTTTTCATTAACTTTATACACCTACCTCTCACCTTCTAAGGTTTGTGATGGGGTGGGTGTTTTTTCTTTGGTGCCTATACCTGCTGATACTTTGATCTTTAGACCAAAAAATGCGCAAAAAATCCCGTGGTTGAAAGTCCCAGAGGACGTGAGAGTGGCAATGAAGAATCTAACCTATTATGATGAGGAAGGATTCTGGATTGATTGTGATCTGGATAGAATAGGACCACAGTATTACATTAATCACTCGCTTTCACCTAATGTGTCCTATAATAAGGACAATGGTTGTCTTTATGCCACTAGGGACATTGAACCTCATGAAGAACTACTAGACTACTACTATCCTAATGAAAGAGAATGGCTTACTTAAATCATAGTTTACCAGATTGGTCTTGTTACATTCGTAATGAGTTCCTGTTTAATCATAAGAAAGGACATGGTGAAGTCACTAGATGTGATGTTCATAGTGTTGCTAGTATGGAGAAGCGTGTGCCTTTGTTTGAGGCATTTCTTGAGAATGGTGTCAACTGGACACGTAGACCCCTACATGCCTTTTGTTGGATGCCTGATGCCCCTATAGAACCCTTAGAGGACATCATGTATTGGGATTGCTTCTCACCTTATATTGATGTACAAAGAAGGCATAGGTTATCTGGTCTTGAGGCAGAACTAATTCGTCCTGATGGTAAGAAAGTCAAAGGCAGTTATATGTGGACCTTTGATTGGAGTTGGGAAAATAAGGGTGTGCCTGATCTAAACTTCTCTGAAACACCAGAACATAAGTGTGCGCATCTGTTCAAGATGGACAATGGCAACTACTATGCATATCCTAACAATAGAATTATTTGGTATGATAATGCATGGACCTTTAATAGGATTGATAAGAATCCTGGATTTGAAATTGATACTACAGTGTATAGTGTAGAGAATAAGCGAAGGATTGAAACATCAGATCATTACATGTATGAGATTACAGACCTAGATAATTTAACATTGGCAGATAATAAAGATGAATGATTTTCTAGATAACTTAGCAAATGATCAGCATCAAAAGATGTTACGTGAGATTGCTAATGATGGTTTAACACCTAAGAATAGAATCAAGAAGAACACTGATGGTTTATTTGAGACAACAGATTGCTCACATCCTGATCATGAGTGTACTTGTGGTGGTGAGCAGGTATTAACTGAAGATTAGTCTACTAAATAAGGTAGAATTCTTGTATCAGTGTGCCTGTTCAAAGGACCAGTAAACCATTTAAGGATATAAGTGCATCATTTCAGATTAATCCTCTTAACAATGATTTAATTGGATTGACTAATGCAAATGCAATTGCACGATCTATTCGTAACTTGATTCTCACTGGACCTGGGGAAAGACCATTCAGCCCAGCATTGGGTTCTGATGTGAGTAGATTACTGTTTAATAACTTAGATGCTCTCACTGCAGCTAATATTGACAGTCAAATCCGTATTACTATTGCTAACTATGAACCTAGAGTTGATCTGATTGATGTATTAGTCAAAGCAAATGCAGATTCAAATGCATTTGATGTACAGATTCAATATCAAATCATAGGTGTGGATGCACAAGCACAAGAACTCTCTTTCGCATTAGAACCCACTAGGTAAATGCCTTTAGTTAATTTCAGCAACTTAGATTTTGATCAAATAAAGACGTCCATTAAGGACTATCTTCGTGCGAACTCAAACTTCACAGATTATGATTATGAAGGATCTAATCTATCAACCATTATAGACATCCTTGCCTATAATACCTACATCACCTCATACAATGCCAATATGGTAACTAATGAGGTGTTTATTGATGGAGCAACACTCAGAGAGAATGTTGTTTCATTAGCAAGAAATATTGGATATGTCCCCAAGTCCAGGAATGCTGCAAAAGCATTTGTATCCTTTGCAGTGGATACATCATCAACTACAGCAGTCTCTGTGACTCTAAAAAGAGGAATTACATTAGTTTCCTCTAATTTGTTTGCTAATACCAGTTATGTGTTCTCTATTCCAGAGGACATCACAGTTCCAGTCAATAGTGATGGTTTAGCACTCTTTGATAATATTGAGGTACATGAAGGAACTCATATTACACAATCATTTAATGTAAGTTCTAGAACACCTAATCAGAAATACATTCTTAATAATAGTGGTATTGATACTGATCTGATTACAGTGTCAGTCAGAGAGGCACCTAGTTCTACTATTGTAAGAACATACAAGCAGTTTAGTAGTCTATATGAAGTAGATTCTACATCACCAGTTTATTTTATTCAAGAGATTGAGAATGAAAGATATGAACTGATGTTTGGTGATGGGGTATTTGGTCTGAAATTGGAAGAACCAAATATTGTAGAAGTTGGATATATTACATCTAGTGGTGAGGCAGGTAATGGAATTTCACAATTCACCTTTGCTGGTCAGTTAGTAGATAACAATAACACTTCCATTACTACTGGAATTTCACTGATTAACACAGATCAGACATCCTTTGGTGGTTCTGCTATTGAAAGTGTTGAGTCTGTTAAAAAGAATGCTCCTCAGATCTATGCATCACAGAATCGTGCTGTTACTGCAGCAGACTATGAGGTTCTGATTCCTAGAATCTATCCAGAAGCAGAATCTGTTTCTGCATTTGGTGGTGAAGACTTGGTTCCTCCACAATATGGTAAAGTCTTTATCAGTGTAAAACCAGAGAATGGTGTTTACCTATCCACTAGTATCAAGGAAGACATCTCCAGAGAACTGAGAAAGTATTCAGTTGCTGGTATTGTAAGTGAGATTGTAGATCTTAAGTATCTCTATGTTGAGACTGATTCTTATGTCTATTACAATCAAAACAAGGCACCCTCTGCTAGTGTGGTAAGTTCACTTGTTACTAGTAATATTGGAGCATACGCTGACTCAACTGAGTTGAATAAGTTTGGCGCTAGATTCAAGTATTCTAAGTATCAGAAGATTATTGATGATACTCATCAATCTATTACATCTAACATCACCACTGTTCAGATGAGAAGAGATATGGAACCTCTTCTGAATACCTTTGCTGAATATGAATTGTGCTTTGGTAATAGGTTCTTTATCAAAAACCATGGACATGGGACTCATGGTGGAGAAATTGGATATAACATCAAGTCATCTGCATTCCAGGTTGCTGGAATCTCTGGTGATGTGTATCTGGGTGATAGTCCTGATCAGACTCTCAAGAAAGGATCACTTTTCTTGTTTAAGTTGAACTCACCCACTGAAGTAGTATTTGTAAAACAGAATATTGGCATTATTGATTATGTGAAAGGAGAAATCAAACTTAACCCAATTAAGATCATTTCTACCAGCGTAAATAGAGGAACACCCCTCATTGAAGTTTCTGCTGTTCCATATTCAAATGATGTTATAGGACTTCAAGATCTATATCTTCAACTGGATACTAATAATGTTACAGTCAATACAGTATCAGATCAAATTGCATCTGGTGATGATGTATCAGGTAGTAACTACATTGTTACATCAAGTTATTCAAATGGAAGTCTTGTAAGGGGAACTCCTATTCTGGTTAGTTCTGAGTCTAATACAGTCTCTACCCCAACCCCTGTTACAACCAATGTAACTGTCACTACTGGTAATGCTGGATCATCAGTGACTAGAACAACTGGCACTACACCAACATCTAGTCCCTCTCCCAGCACTCCCTCATCATCCCCATCCACACCATACTCCTATTAAGATAAATGGCAGTAGATAGAGTAAAGTTCCAAGATATAATCGCGAGTCGTGTACCTGAGTATGTAAGGGATGACTTTCCACTTCTTGTGGACTTCTTAAAAGAGTATTATATTTCACAAGAAGTAAAAGGTGGCGCTGAAGATTTAATCAGTAACCTAGATCAATATTTAAAAGTTGATGAGTTATATAATCTTAAATCATCCACTATTTTGCAGGGTGATATAACTTTCCTTGACACTACTATTACAACTTCTTCTAATAGTAATTTCACTGATGGATTTCCTGAATCAAAGGGTTTGATTCAAATTGATGATGAAATCATTTTATATGAGACTAAGACAGACACCACTTTTGAGGGGTGTACAAGGGGTTTCAGTGGGGTTACAGACTACATTGGGACTAATACCCCTGATCAACTGACATTTAAAGAAACAGAGTCTGCAGACCACAAAAGTGGAGCAACCATTGTCAACCTGAATGTTAAATTTCTTCAGGAGTTTTTCAAAAGAGTTAAAAATCAAGTCATTCCTGGTTTTTCTCAGAGAAAACTTTATAGTGGTCTAGATGAAAGAAACTTCATCTTCACTGCTGATAGTTTCTACAAATCTAAAGGAACTGATCAATCATTTGAGATTCTTTTCAGAGCACTGTATGGCGTAGATGTAGAGGTCATCAAACCCAGTAAGTTCCTGATCAAACCATCAGATGCTGATTACAGAATCACTCAAGATTATGTTGTTGAGGAATATGTTGGAGACCCCCTTGATCTCAAGAACCTTACTTTCTATCAAGATAGAACAAAGGCAAGAGGAACAATCACCAATGTAGAGAAGATCAACTACCCTGATGGCGATTTCTATCAAATTGCCATTGACTATGGTTATCAAAGAGATATTGATGTAGATGGTTCAATCTATGGAAGATTTGAACCTAATCCAAAAACCAAGATTGTTAATAATGTTTCAGTTGGATCAACAGTATTGGACGTTGATTCCACATTGAGTTTTCCATCATCAGGCAAACTATCAGTTCTTAATGTTGATGGTGATGAAAATATTCTCTCATATTCAGATAAAACACTCACTCAGTTCTTAGGTGTTACTACAACCACAACTAATATAAACTCTACATCAGATATTTCTCTAGATGATTACAGTTATGCAACTGGAAAAAATGGTGAAGTAAGAGTAAAAGTAGTTTCAACTCTTACCAATCTAAAACTGAATGAAGAAACATACTTCTTCAATAAAAATGACACAATCAATGTTAAGTCTATTGGTTTGGAGTCCACACAAAAACAGGCAATTCCCTGGTTGTATAATGTTAAAACAAAGTGGACTGTATCATCATTTGAATTAATTGATGCTACACAAAAAACTTATAATATTGAAACATTTGATGATCTGTTTGTGAGACCAGGTTATAAAATGTCACTGACCAGTAGTGGCGGTTTATCAAGAACTCTCACTGTTCAGTCTGTCCTTTCCAAGACAAAGATTGTAGCAGTTTTATCTGGTAATATCACCACAGCACAGTTTTCTCAAGTTTGGACATTAGAGAATCAAATTCTCAAAGGATCTTCTACAAAATATCCACAACTTAATAACATCAATGTCAATGTTCTCAATGTTTATGAAAAGTTTAGTGGTGAACTGCTTGTAGCGTCAAACTCTATTCCAAACTACAGCTCAATTCCCACTAATCCTTATGATAGAGAGGTTTCATTTAGTGGTTCAGCAGTAAATGACAATCTGGTGGTAACACCAACATCTGATCATGGTTTTCAGTCAGGTGATCCTGTTTACTATAAACCTAGAGTAATCAAGACCACAACAACATCATCAAGTGGTATCACCCAAACAACTGAGACTGTTGATTCTTTTGATAATATTTCAGAGGGAGTTTACTATGTTAAGAGAGTAAGTTCCACCACAATCAAACTTGCTAGAAGTTCATCAGATATCTACAATAACAAGTATATTACTCCTGTTGGTTCTGTAACTGATAGTAAATTCTGTTATTTTAGATTTTACAATAAAGAGTTATCACCACAAAAAATCTATAGAGAGATTAAAACACCATCTACAAAGGTAGGAGAATATAGAACATCTCCAGGGTACACTGGTGTTTTAATTAATGGTGTTGAACTTATAAACTATAAATCATTTGATACTGTATATTATGGTGGCATCAAAGGTCTGAATGTCAACAATAGAGGTCAGGGGTATGATGTAATCAATCCACCTCTGATGACTATTAGTGACAATACTGGTGTTGGTGCTACTGGTGTGGTTGCTGTGGAAGGATCTCTGAAAGAGGTCAGAATTATTGATAATGGTTTTGATTATGTTGATGAACCTGTAGTAATTATCAGTGGTGGGCAGGGAACCAATGCATCAGCAAAGGTCAATCTTGCTTCTATTGACCATAGTGTCCAGTTCAATTCTGGTCCTGGCACTAAGAGTGGTTTGTCACTCTCAGTCAATACAATTGGATTTACCACATTCCACAAGTTTAGAGACAATGAGAGAGTTGTCTATGTGTCTAACGGAATTGATGGTGTTGCAGGTCTTAAGACAGATGCTGATTATTATGCAAATGTAGTTGATTCATTGACAATTACACTCCATGATAATTTTAATGATGCTAAAGCAGGAATCAACACTGTAAACCTCACTGGGTATGGTGTGGGTAGACAAGAGTTTAAATCTTATGAAAAGAAAAAGATTGTCTCTAACATTGTTGTAGACCAAGAGGGTTCAGGTTATAAGAACAAAGAAAGACTCATTGTTGGTGTCAACACTGCATCAAATGAGATCACAATTGATGATCATGGTTATGATGAAGGAGAGATTGTTCAATATACAGCAGGTTCATCTCCTGTTGCTGGTCTTGGCGCAACAACAGAGTATTATGTTGTAAAGATTAGTGACAGTGTATTCTCACTTTCAGAGGTAGGGACTGGTCAAACCCAATCTGAATACTTCTATGACAACAATATTGTTACAAATCTTCAATCTGAAGGTAATGGTAGTTTTAATTACAAACCAATCACTGTTTCTGTTCAAGGAACTATTGGTGTTAACACATTAACTAGTCAAGATTTCTCTTGTAAGGTTCAACCAATCTTCAGAGGTTCTATTGACTCTATTGATATCACTAATGAAGGTGTTGGGTATGGTTCTTCTGAAGTATTAAACTTCACCAGACAACCTGTCGTAAACTTCAACAGTGGAAAAGATGCTCAACTAACTCCTATTATTTCTAATGGCAGAATAGTTGAAGTTTTAATTAATATGGGTGGAAGTGAATATAATTCTCCCCCTGATCTTGTTATAACTGGTATTGGATCATTTGCCAGACTCACTCCTATTGTGAGTGGTGGTGCAATCACTGAAGTTAAAGTTATCAGTGGTGGTGCAGGTTATGGGAGTGATACAACCATTATGGTTAGACCTGCTGGAGTTGATGCAACTGTCAATACTAGCATCAATCAATGGACAGTTAACCTATTTGCAAGAAATCTTTCTAATATTGGAGCAGATGATGGAATCATCAATACTTCAATTGATGGAGATACACTTGAATATTCTCATCTATATCCATCCAGATATCTTAGAGAAACAACTTATGCTGTAGATGCTAATGGTAATACCATCTATTCAGATAATGATCTCAATAAAACAAATAATATAGAAATAGATTCATCAAAACACTCACCAATCCTTGGTTGGTCGTATGATGGTCATCCAATTTATGGTCCATATGCTTATGCAACATCATCAGGTGGACCCATCAAGAGAATGATCTCTGGTTATGAGGTTAACTTACAGACAACTAATAGACCTCCTGTCTCACAGTTTGCTCAGGGATTCTTTGTTGAAGATTTTGCATTTAGAGGAACTGGTGATCTAGATGAGAGCAATGGCAGATACTGCATCACTCCTGATTATCCAGAGGGCACATATGCGTACTTCACCACCATTGAAGAAACTTCAGATACCTCTGGTGCATTCAATAATTATAGAAGACCAGTATTCCCATATGTAATTGGCAATTCATTTAATTCAGAACCAAATACATTTAACTTTAGCACGTCTTCAAATCATATAGAATATGATATTGAGAAGAACAAGTGGTTTAGAAATACTACTCCATATCATATGAACTCACCTTTGAGTGGATATGATTATATCTTTGACTCAAACACTTACAAGAAACAGGAGATTGATGTAACATCAGCTTCTGCTGGTAATATTCAAGGAGTTGGCATTCTTACAGGTGGTAGAGATTATAGAGTTAATGATCAACTGCTGTTTGATAATTCCTTTACCAATGGAAAGAATGCTGCAGCTAAAGTTGAAAGAGTATCAGGAAAGGTTGTAAACAATATCAGTGTGACATCCACACATGTATCTGATATTGAATTTATACCTTACGCATCAAAAGGACAATTTGTAGGTTATAGTTCAGTTCCTCATGATCTGTCTGATGGTGATCTAGTTAACATTTCAGGTCTTTCAAATTACTATGATGGATTGGATGGCAATTATAATATTGGCGTCAGCACTGGTTCATTTGTTTTGTTAACTGGTATTGGTGATACATCTGTAACTGGTGTAACAACTTACCTTGAAATTGGTGGTGCTATTCAGTATCCCTTTATAAGACCAGATGACATCATGGAAGTTGGTGGAGAGAAGGTTAAAGTTCTCACTCTTGATAGAAGAAATCAAAGACTTCAGGTTCTTAGGGAGCAATCAGGAACTATTGGAACTTCACATCTTGCACTGACAAAGATATTCAAAGATCCTAGAGCTCTTACTATTAATTCTGGTGCTGCAAGAACTACTCAGACTCTTAGGTTGAACAACGTATTGTATTTCAATCCTTCTGAAGCAGTGGGTCTTGGAACAGTATTAGGAACAAACATTGGAACAGCAGTCACATTCTCTAATCCAGGTGCAGGTGCCTCTTCTATTGTCATCCCACCACAGGCAATCTACTATCCTAATCATGGTCTTGAAATTAATGATGTTGTTGAGTATGCAACAAATGGTGGAGACTCTATCCAAGTTTGGAATGGATTGACTGGTGCAGCAAGCACTGATGTTATGTCTGGACTTGGAACATTCTTTGCTGTTCCACTCTCTTCCAGATTCATTGGTCTATCAACTAACAAAGTTGGTATTTCCACCATAACAGGTCAATATGTTGGTGTCAATACTGGTGCTGGTCTTCTTTACTTCACCAATGTTGGTTCAGGAGTATATCACAATCTCAGGACAAAAAGAACAAATGTAGTCACTGGTCAACTGCAAAAAAATGTAGTCACAGTTTCTACTGCATCCACACATGGTTTGTTTGTTGATGATTTCATTAACTTCAATCTTAAACCAAAAGATGAAGTGGTTATCACTGTAAAATATGATGACTTCAATAGAAGAATGGTATTTAATCCTAAGACCTTTGCGTCTGGTGATGTAAGTACATCTGAAAATAGCATTCTGTTTAGTAATAATGAGTTCAAGACAGGTGACAAGGTAATTCACACCTCTTCTTCACCATCCAGTGGTTTGATAAATGAAGAGATGTATTATGTTGTACTTTATACTCCCACAAAGATAAAACTTGTTAGAACAAAAGCAGAGATTAATTCTGTTAATCCAAACTTTGTACAGATTACTTCTGCATCTTCTGGAACCCTGTCTAAGATCAATCCTATGGTTGATGTTAGTAGAAATAATATTCTTAAATTTGATCTCTCTGATTCATCATTGTCATTTGCATCTAACGGTATTCAATATCCAGCATTTGAACTTAATTTATATTCTGATCCTTCTTTCAGAACTTTATTCATCACCACAGGAGACAGTCCTACATTTGAAGTAACAAAGAGTGGCACAGTTGGTGTGGATGGAAGTTTGACTCTCACTATAAATGATGAAGTACCCTCTGCTCTTTGGTATTCATTCAGCACTGTAAATACATCATTCTCTCCTTTAATTAAGAGAGATTTGATAATTGATGTTAATGTAGATTCCAATAATCAAGTCAACCTTGTTCCTACAAAGTTTGATGGAAGACAAAAAGTTACAGGTATTGGAACAACTACATTTACATTCAATATTGGTTCATTCCCAGAAGTGGTTTCATATGGTGCAACCAATGCTTCACCATCATATGATACAAGTTCTTTAACTGCTTATGGTTCTATTTCTGATGTAGTGATTACAAACGCAGGCACAGGATATAGAAGTCTCCCTGGAATCAATACAGTAAGAAGTGGATTTGGAACTGATGCTATCCTTTATCCTGAGAGTCAGAATATTGGTAAGATTTTAAACTTTAGGTATTCATCCAATAACATTGGATTTGATTATCCTACAGATGAAACTTTGAGATCTATTGCAAATCTGCCTGAAATTCTTGAGATTGAACCACTGAATTCTTTTGAAAGAATTGGTATTTCATCCAATGGAGTAAATTATCTTCTTGCTCCTGATCTTGTAGTTGTTGATGGATATACTAACAAATTGATGGATGGAGTTCAACTTTCCTATGCCATTGGTGATAATCAGGTTTCAATCATTAAAAATACAACTGAGTTGTATGAAACCACACCCAGAATTGTCCCAATTAATAATACAAATGGAATTGGTATAGAATCTCTCACATATACAAACTCCACAAAGAAGGTAAGAGCACAACTAAATGCAATATTCAGTGATGAAGAAGATTTCCCATTTGTTATTGGCGAGACTGTATTGGTGGAAGGTATCAATGTTGGATTAGGAACAACTGGAACTGGTTACAACTCCTCACAACACAATTATGCTTACTTCCCTGTAGTTGGAGTTCAAACTAACCTTGGTGGTTCTGGTGCATTTATTGATTATGATATGTCTGATGTTCTTCTTGATGGAGAAGAACCAGGAAATGCAACCATACCAATTAAAGGTAGAATTATCCCTACTTCCCATTTCCCAATCTTTGATATTTCACTTAGAAAAAATGACTATTTCCAAGATGAAATTGTAACAAATGGTAGAAATCAAGGTAAAGTTGAAAGTTGGAATAAAAATACAGAAATATTGAAAGTTTCTAGTTCTTATGAATTTAAACTTAATGATACAGTAAGAGGTCTCACCTCAAACACTCAAGGAGTGATTAAGACCAAATATGACTTCAAAGCAGAAATTGAAACTGGAGCTGGTGCAACAGTAATCAGTGGTTGGGATAGAAACACAGGATTCTTGAATGATAATCTCCAGAGAATTCCTAATAATGAGTATTATCAAAACTTCTCATACTCTCTGAAGTCGAGTGTTGATTTTGATACTTGGAATAATGCAGTAGGTTCACTCAATCACACTGCTGGATTCAAGAAGTTTGCTGATCTTGAAGTTGAAAGTGCTGCAGCACCAGTTGGTGGACAATCTGTTCCTATTGAAGCAATAGATTCCAATATTGAAACAGTTGTGGATATTATTGGTAAAGGAGATCTTTCTTGCTACTATGATTATGATAATGTTACTGAAACTAGTTTTTCTGTAAATGGTCTTGAGTTCTCAGATGAGATTTTATTTGAGAACAAAATTCTTGCAGATTATTTCCAATCTGTTGGTAACAGAGTGCTTAGTATTGATGATATCTCATCCCAGTTTAACAGTAATGAGAGATCAGAACCATATGAACCAATCTCATCATTCCCTGGTAATTACACATATAATAAAATTCTAACTCATGCTAGAGATAGAATTTTTACAGATGAGAGACAGTTTGCTGTTGTCTCATTGATTCAGAATGAGAATGTTGCTTATATGTCCCAATATGCTTGTATTGAGACTTATCCATATCTTGGATACTTTGACTACCTCACCACATCTGATGGATGGGATCTTATTTTCTACCCAGTCAAGTTTGAGTTTAACACGTATGATGTTTCAACTGTAAGTTTCAGTATTCTAAATGATAAGACAACAACAGGAAACCAAAGTTTTGGAGATGTTGCTGCTGTCATTTCTGAAAAAGCTGCTATCCCTCCTAACGCATCAACCACTATTGTTTCTGTTGGGACTTCTTATAGAGCACTAAAAGTTCTTACTTTGATTGAACATGTATCAACTGATGATTTCTATTCAACTGAACTCAATATTCTCTCCAATGGAACAGATGTTTCTATTCTTGAATATGGAAGTTTGAATGAAGCAGAGGGTGACTATGGGTCAGGTATTGGCACATTTGGTGCAAGAATCACTGGTGGCAATATCATTGTTGAATTCCACTCTAGTGTTGGATCAGGATTGACTGCAAATTCTGCTGTGGTTGCTATTACTGATGGTGGAACATCTATTGGTTCCACTGATCTTGTAGTTTCAAGAGTTGGTTCTGCTTATTCATCTATTGCTGCATCTGGTTCACCTACAGCAAATCCAATCATATCTTATACAGCACCTTATGAATCAATGTATGGTGTCCTTGTTGTAGAGAACAATACTGATAATGAATATGAAATGTTTGAGTTTGCTTGCATCAATTCTTCCTCTAATGAAGCATTTGTTGAATATGCAAATATTTCAACAGGAGCAGGTATTGGAACAGTTGGGGTCAGCACAATAACCAATGGAGTTGATGTTGTTTATACACCAGTTGCCAATAAGGCAGTTGAAGTGAGAGCATATTTCCAGCAACTTCAAATTAATAATGAAAATACAAATCCAACCAATATTGATTTAAATAATGTAGTGATTGATACTGACTTTGAGCAGTATGCAGGAACAAGACTGAGTGTTATTGATTCCTTTGAACTTAGACATAAAGGAAATGACATTTTTAGAAGAATCTTTGATGGTTCGAGTGCAAGTATTGTTGATCTTGCTAATGATCAAATAATCATCCCTAATCATTTCTATGTAACTGGTGAGAACGTATCATATAGTTCGCCAGGAGTTGGTCAAACTTCTGCCATTGGTATTGTTACTGCTACTATACCTGGAATTGGAGCAACCACTCTTCTTCCTGAAGATCTCTTTGTTGTTAAAGTTGATGAGGGCAGGATGAAGTTTGCTGCTACTGCAGAGGATGCTCTTGCAGCTCCACCAGTCACCCTAACCATAAACTCAGTTGGTATTGGCAACTCTCATACAATTACTGCCAAGAAGCAAAATGCAAAAGCATTGGTTGCTATTGACAATATGATTCAAGCACCCATTTCACCAACAACTGTCACATCAGAACTTGCACAAAACATTGTGTTTGATTTGACCTTTAATACCACAGGAGTTACTTCTTTCTCATCTGGTGATATTATCAAGATTGATGATGAACTTATGACTATTGAATCTGTTGGATCATTTGGTATTCCAACAAACATTACTGTTCAAAGACCTAGACTTGGGACAACACTTGCTGAACACCTTTCTGGTGCAACAATCACTAAGTTCTCTGGTAACTATAATATTACTGGCAATAGACTTAACTTTGCATCTGCTCCCTATGGCAATATTCCTATTGGGACTTCAACAAATGCAGATCCTAATGAGAGAGATTGGACTGGAATTACTTCTAGTTCAACATTCCAAGGTAGAACATTTATGAAGCGTGCTGGTTCTGGTACGACTCTTGAAACTTATAATGAAAATCATGTATTTGATGATTTTTCTGGAGGATTCACTGGAGTTACTAGTATCTTTACACTCCAAGAGGGTGGTTCTAATGTAATTGGAATTACTTCAGACACAGTAATCTTGACCAATAACATCTATCAAGCACCACAGGGAATTCAAGCAGTTCAAGGTGATTATCAGGTTATTGAAGATAATGGTATTTCATCCATCAGATATAATGGTTCTAATCAACCAGAGGGTTATGATCCAAATAAGACACGATTCCCCATTGGTGGATTAATTGTTTCTGTTGGTTCAACTGAGGGTCATGGTTACCAGAATCTGGTATCTGCTGCTGGAACAGCAACTGTATCTTCTGCTGGAACAATCTCTGCTATCAGTATTGGCAATAGTGGTTCTGGATACAGGGCAGGTTCACAAGTTGTTAATGTAGGAGTTCAAACATTCAATGGTGTAGTTCCATCTATTGAAAATATTGGAACAGCAACTATTAGTGGTGGTCATATTGTAAGTATCAATATCACCAATCCTGGTTCTGGTTACACTTCAACCAACACTCCAGTGGTTGTGATTGACTCACCCTTGAGTTATTCAGATATTCCACTCACATATACTTCATCTAGCACTGGTATTGGTCAAAGTGCAACTGTTGATATTGTCGTTGGAGCAGGTTCCAGTGTCATTAATTTTGAACTTAGAGATTTTGGTTATTCATATAATCCTGGACAAATACTAACTGTTCCCACTGGTGGTTTAACTGGTATACCTCTTGATACATCATCTTCATTCAAAGAGTTCCAGATAACAATTGAATCCACTTATAGTGATCAGTTCAATGGATTTAGTGTTGGAGAATTTGAAGTATTTGATAGTCTGGATAGTCAGTTTGATGGAACACAAAAATCATTTAAGTTGACTATTAATAACAGTCCAATTTCTATCAGATCTCAACCTGGTTCTAATATTGAAGTTGACAAAACGTTGCTTGTATTCATCAATGATATTTTACAAGAACCTGGTGTTGCATATCAATTTGGAGGTGGTAGCGTAATCACATTCACTGAGGCACCAAAACCTGGTCTTGATGGTGTTGAGAATAGTGGTGATACATCCAAAGTTATCTTCTATAAGGGTGCTGGAGATGTTGATGTTGTATTCACAGATATCTTAGAAACAGTCAAGGTTGGTGATACTCTCAAGATTAGTAATAATCCTGAACTTGGACAACCAATCACTTTGAATCAAAACAAGAGAACTGTTACAGGGATCAATACCCTTGATTCTGTTGAAACAAATAATTATCCAGGTCCTGGTATTACAAGTATTCAAACCACTCTCAGACCAGTAACATGGTGTAAGCAAATTACTGATAAGTTTATCAATGGAAAATTTGTTGGCAAGGATAGGATTGAATATGAACCACAAATTTATCCTGCATCTTATCTCATTCAACCACTTGGATTTAATACAACCATCGCATATGTTGATACTGTAAGACCACTGTTTGATTCTTCTAATGAAGCTCCCATTAGAAATTTCCAGAATAGTATTACAGTTGTTTCTCAAGATCCTAAAGTTGGAGCAATTGCAACTGCCACAGTGTCTGCTGGTGGTACAATCACTGCATTGAATATTACAAATGCAGGTGCTGGTTATACTTCATCCAGTGCTAACGTCACCATTGGGACTGGAACTACCACTGCAATTGCAACTGCTACAGTGTCTGTTGGTGGTACAATCACTGCACTGAATATTACAAATCCTGGTTCTGGTTATACATCAACCAATCCACCATCTGTTCTCATAGAACCACCTACATTGTCTAAGGAAGAAATGTCTGTATCTTCTTATTCTGGTGATTATGGTTCAGTGGTTGGTTTTGGTCTAACAACAGGTTTATTAACTGCCAATCAACAGATTATTTTTGACTTCTTTATTGATAAAGATTCATTTATGAGAGATCCTGTTTATGTTGGATCTGGTATAACAGTTAGTGGAATTAGTACTGGTGACTTCTTTACTATCTTCAATTCTAATATCACTATTACCAATAATCCAGGAGATCCATTCTTTAGTGGATATAATGATGGATCTAATCTTGGAATCTCAACACATTTTATTGATAACACATATCAAGTTGGAGCAGTACAAACATTACAAGTTGATGTCCTTGGAATAGGAATGACCACTGTCAGAAGAGTCATAACCAATGTGGGTGGGATTAGCACAATTAGTTTTGGAATGGACAACCTAACATTTGACTCTAGTCAATTCACATTTGATAGTCAAACTTTCACTGTTTATCAGGGTGGAATTAGTTCTAACTTTACTTTTGCTGAATTCAGTTGGGGTAAAATCAATGTTTCCAATAGAACTGGTGCTAATTCCTTCAATTCATATAATTTACAAGGTGTAACAGGTTTATCAACAAGTGCTTTGGTGACCAGAACTGCTTCCCTAAAATATAACAATTACACTTAATAAATACTTCTAAAATCTGTCCTCAATATGGCAAAGCTAGGTATAAGCACAGGTACTACACCTAATGACGGTACAGGTGATACCCTGTTGGGTGGTGCAGAAAAGATCAATAGTAATTTTAATGAGATTTACACACTTATTGGTGATGGCACCAATTTAAGTACTCCTGTCACCTCAATTATTGCTGGTGACAACATTTCAATAAGTGGTTCAACTGGTGCTGTCACAATCACTGGATTGGCAGATACCTCAAGAGTTGTTGCAAATACAGTTACAGTGAGTGGTGTTGTAACTGCATCATCATTTACAGGTTCTGCTGCAGGTTTGACAAATATTCCTTCAATTCAACTAACAGGAACAATTAATGATGCTAGATTGCCAAGTACAATCACTTCAGATATTACTGGAAATGTTACTGGCAACTTAACTGGCAATGTAACTGGCAACTTAACTGGAAATGTTACTGGCAATGTTAGTGGAACTGCTGGCACCTTTACTACTCTAAGTGGTAATGGTGAATCTCTTACTGGTGTTGTGACATCAATTGTTGCTGGAACTAATATTACACTAACTGGTGGTCCAACAGGTATAGTTACTATCAATTCACTTGGTGGCAGTACTGCATCATTTGCATCAGTTGCTGGGATTGCAACTTATACTTCTGAATGGACTCTTGGTGCTGATGGTTTTAACCACTATACCTTCACTGGTCCTGGATTTACTGGCGCAGAAAATGATCCTCCATTGTATTTGACAAGAGGGCAACAATATAAATTTACCAATAACATGAATGCTCATCCATTCAGGATTCAGAGCACCCCTAATGGATCAGCTGGAACTCAGTATAATGATGGTATTCCAACTAATAATGTTTCTAATGGAACTTTGACTTGGGATGTACAATTTGATGCTCCAAATATTCTTTATTATCAATGCACAGCACACCCAAATATGGGAGGTCCCATTTATATCATACCAAGAAGTGAACCTGCAGTTGGAGTAAGAACTGATGTATCTGGAACCACAGGATCTGTTGGGGCAGGTCTTACAACCAACTTAGATATCACTGGATTTAAATCCTATGGACTTCTTAAAGTTGGTATCAGTAGTGCTGCTTGGGTTAGATTGTATGTTGATGAGGCATCAAGAACTTCAGATGCAAGTAGATCACACTTAACAGATCCCTCTCCAGGGTCAGGATTGATTGCAGAGGTTCGTTCAATATCTACTGGATCAACCAGTTTCTTAATGACCCCTGGTGTTATTGGATGGAATAATGATGTTTCTGTTGGAAGTACAATATACTCAGCAGTAACAAATAATGAATCTGTATCATCAACATTAACTGTTGATTTAACTGTAGTTAAGTTGGAAGACTAATGAACGAATATATAGTAACCTGTAAAAATAGAGAAGACTTAGTTGGATTATATGATGATCTAGAAACTGTTGGGGGATCACTTTATATTCCTGACAGGGCAGTTGACCTTGTTTATAGAAGAGAAATCAGTCGTAACACTCATTACATGTTGACTGAAGAGGAAGCAGTAGAGATTAGAAAGGATTCTAGAGTCATTGCATGTGAGCGTCCAATAAAATCTAGAGATAATGTACCTGCTCCAATCACAACTGAGGAACATTGGGAACAAACAGGTAATTTTGAAAAAACAATGTTTACTCTGGATTCTACTGATAAAAACTGGGGTCTTTACAGAATGATCGAGGGTGAAACTTCTAGCAATTGGGGAAGTAATGGATCTCCACAATTGACTGGTAAAACTATAGCAACAGATGTATCAGGAAAGAATGTTGATGTTGTAATTGTTGACAGTCATATC